ATTAGGAGTATTTTCATCAAACGTATGGTGTTTTAAATTAAGTTCTTTCATTCTGTGTAAACGGTATCTATTAGCATCAATTATCAATTCGTTACCACATGATGAGCAAACGTAACCGTTATTAATTACTTTGTAAGCTGCTATTATTTCTGCCATAATGCCCTCGCATCCTCTAGGGATAAATAGTTCTTTACTATAAATCTCAAAAAACTGAGAGTGTTTAACTAACACATCCATTGCTTCGTCTCTGGTCATCTTAATCTATTAAATATTAAACAAATAGTCATTGATAGTAAAGAGGTAACTCCTGCTATAATTATACAAAACGGTTCGTTATAAGAGTAAATAAGAGCCATCCAAAAGGATAAACACTTTACGCAACTGAATGGGTATAAATGTTTAAAGCCCGTTGCTATTAAAATACGTTGTGGTATTGTTGAAAGTTCAGCAAACCAAAAGGCAAATAAAGCGATGTATAAATAATTAACCATTGATAATATATTTTAGTTTACTTTTTAAAATCTCTTGGTATTCCCTACAACTTTTATAAATGGCACATCTTTTTATTCCAATGTATTGCGAAAAACGACCAGCGTTTTTAAATGATTTAATAGCTTCAAAGCCTGCAATGTTATTATTTGAATGGTTATAAACCCTCGCTCGGTATCTTATTTCCATTCTATCGCTATCACTATCTTTAGCTATTATTTTCTTTGCAGCTTCAAAAACTATATCGGCTGTCGGGTCGTAGTCTTTAGATATTTGATTTATGTAAGTCCTATCAAAATCAAAAGCATCTATGTTTTGTAAGGTGTTAGCGTATTCCATTAAGTTAGAAGTTGAGCCATCTGTATGTTGTTTAAATGTATTTCGCTTTAACCAAATATTCCTAATTGTTTTAATTACAAAAGGGCTTAGGTAACCATCATTGTATGCCTTAACAAAACGATCATCTTTAGTTTCACAGATAGCTAAGATAGTTTCTTGGTATAAGTCTTCTGCTATGTGTGTACGTGGTGACGCTAATTTATGGCAGTATTTCAAAAAACTGTCGTTTGATATTATAACCTCGATTACTTGCTTATGCGTCATCGGATGTAAATATAATAATTTATTTTATATTGTAACAAAGTTTTAATAAATAATTCCAAGTATATTTAACATCCCCTACCCAAACATCCACATCCTTAGTAGGCAGTGAATGTGTTTTAAGGTAGTTTTTAATTATTTGGTAGGCTAATTGTGGGGTCATATCTAAAATGGATCTATTTCGTTTTTACCGTTGTTTGTAATTATATCAAGTGGGCTTGTTAAAAAGTTATCATTTTGTTGAAGTTCTTTTGGTTTATTAGATTGAATCCAACTATCATTATTTGGCATTCCTTTGTAATATCTACCGTTTGTTTTATCCCAAGCTAATTGGCAGCATCCAGTTTGTCCCCAATGTTTAAACTTTACCTTTTGGATATAAACCTCAGTAGTAAAGTTTTCATAATCCCTGTAAACTGTTATTCCATTTGCAGCCTTATTGTAAAAGTTAGCAGAGCCACTTATGGAATAAAGGTTTGGTATCTCAAATTTTCCAGTTGCTTTGTCTTTTTGTATCTTAGTTGGGTGAGCAACTAAAAAGCAATGTACGCTATTCTTTTCACAAAATGTAACTATTTTATCTAATTGTTCAGAAATATATTTAGTTTCGTTTGTACTGTAATTGTGTTCTAACTTATTCCAAGCGTCAATCACAAAAGCCTTAACTCCTTTTTTACGGACTAGACTTTTAACGGCTGTTAAAATATTGTCAAGTGTAAAGTTTTCTGCAGGATTAACAAAGTAAAAAACGTCTTTTAAATATTCTATTGTAGTTGTAAGATCTAAAGGTGACATTCTATTTTGCCCGTCAAATGGTTTGCCTATAATCTTTTCAGCTAACTTACTAAAGTGTAATTGTAATGGGTGGTTTTCTGGTGAGTATAAAGCAAACTTCCAATCGTGTGAAATGTTTAAACGGCACATCAAAAAGTCTAAAAACTCACTTTTACCATGACCGGGTATTCCTGTAATTACTGTTAAGTAACCCGGCTGAAACTTTAAAAACATATCAAACTCATGCATCCCAATACCAAAGCCACTTGGTAAACCATTATTGTAATAGTCCCATATTGAATCTTGAATATCAATAGCATTAAAAACCCCCTCGATTGGGTATTCTTTTGCAGCTTCAATAGATTCAGTTACCCCAATAATTCCGTATTTAATTAGGCAGTCGTTGGCATCTTTACAATCTTTAAAGGTAATGGTACTGCAATTTTCGTAACCTAAACGTCTGGCTAATTCATCCTTTAATCGGTTACCTACCTTGTCATTGTCAAGTGCCAATAAGAATTTACAATCCTCTACAAAATAATCAATACAATTATCTAGGTAGTCCATGTTAATTTTGCCTTTATCGTTGCAGCCGTTTGGAACTGATATAACGTTTTTAAAACCACTTTGAGCCATTGCTAAAACATCCATTTCGCCCTCAACAATTATTATAACATTGTTGTTAATTGTGGCATCTAGGTTGTAAAAAATCATTTCGCCATCTTTGAATAGTTTAAAGTTTTTAGCACCATCCCGGTATTTAACATTTACGAGCTCACCAAACTTAAAGTAATTAAACTGTATGGTGTTAACTGAATTTTGCGTCTGTGGCATCCATTCAGCCCCCTCAGTAACTTTAAATTCATTTAATATACTTTGTGTTATCTTTCTACTTTCAAACCATTTAACGGCATTATTTGATAATTCTGTTTTATTGTTCCAAATTGGTTTACTGTAAACTTTAGCAGGTTCTACAAAAACAGGCTTATCTTCTTTGGCTACCAATACCACTCCGCAATGGTTACACCTGCCAGCATTTTTATTAAGGTTAAAGCTAAAACATTTTAACGTTTTCTTTTTACGGTTAGGTGAACATTCAGGGCAGGTCATTTGGTTTTCACCATTCTTGCTTACCTCGATGTCGTATTCTTTTTTGTCTATTGGGTTAATTACTATCATAATTCATGTTGCTCCTTCCAGTAACCAGTTAGCTTTTTAGCCTTTAGTTCGTCTTCTGTAAATAAAAACTTATGTTTACCTTGTGGCGAAGTTAGTAAATATTCTTTCTTTTCGCCAACTATTCCAAGTTTAGAAAACCAATTTTTAAAATGAGTGCAAAAAGATATGTAGTCAGGATATTCTAAATTCATTTTTAATTTAAAATCTTCTAACTTATTTAACACTTGTTCTTTGGTTACTTTTTGCCTATTGCAAATATCTTCAAGGTAGGATGAATTTTTAAAATCTTCAAAATAAATATCTATTAATTTTATTTTACTTTCTATTTCTTTTCCTTTCTCTTTCTTTTCTATTTGCTTCGGGGTAGGCTTCGTGTTTTTTTCGTCAAGGCTTCCAAAAGGCTTCGGGGTAGGCTTACTATAAGGCTTCGGGGTAGGCTTACTTTTCTTACCCCCATTACTACCTCCACGTACCAATTTTAAACGGCTTTCGCAGCTTGGTATAAATAAAATATTATCTATAATTTCTACTAAATTTAGGGTAATTAATTTACATAAAATAAAGTCTAAGTCTTCTTTTGATACACAAAATTTACGAATCCAAACATCTTTTTTAATTTCAGTAGTATTATCATTTAACATAGCAAGGTCTATAAATTCTCTATATAAACCACGTTCTGTTAAATTTAATTCAAACACGCTTTCAGAATTACCCCAATCTTTAGGATACCAAGTATAACCTAATTTAGACATTTCCAACCTCACTTTCATTAATGTAAGCTATTTGTCTTTTAAGATCTTTAACCAATCTTATGGCAGTTTTTTTATCCAAAACAATACTTTGAGAATAGTAACCAGAATCATCATCTGGTAAATATACTTCAATATAAATTTGGTTTGATTCATTAGCATAAGCTAATAGTTCTGTTTTATGACTTACGTCATCACAACAATAAATTGTTTTTACATTCATAATTTGTATTTGCTATATGGTTGCAAATTGACCGTTAATAAAAAACCCTCTAAAAAACGCTGCAAGACGTTTAATAAAGGGCTTTTCGAGTAATTATTTTACATCCTACTTGCAGTTAGGTTTGGCAAATATAAAAAATTATTTTTGATTTTGCAAATTTATTTTGTTAAATGTTCAATTTTAAATGTAAAAAATTCTTTACCTTTTGGCACAATCTCAATATCTACAAGCCCTCTACGGATTAATTTATCATTAAAATTATATTTTTCAGCTATACAATCTTGGGTTGTTTTTATGCAATTATCCCAATCTGAACTTACAGAACTAAAACCAAATACAAAGTGAATGAAATAAGGTGGTAAAGGTAAAACGTAATTAGATGGTAACAGTTTAGCAACATTCTCTTTATACCATTGATACTTAACTGTTCTAAATTTCCTACCTTTGTAAGCCTCATTGATCGATAACGGTTTTATTAAAATCTTAATCATTGTGCAAAGTTAATAAATTTTAGTTATATTTACACAAAAAACCAACTTATGGCAAAATCTAATGTAGGTAAAGCGGAACTAAACAATAATGTTAGATACAGACTTACCGACGACGAAGAAAGTTTGCTAATGAAATATAGGACCCAAAAATCTAAACTTGACGAAGAATGTCATGCAGCAGGAATAGACCCCAACGAAGTAAAACATTATTGGTACAAAAGTGAGTTATTCTCAATATTTGCAAAGCCTAAAGAAAAAAGTTTAGAAGATTTAAAAGCAAATATTATTAAGGATATGGATAAACATTCACCTAAATATCCTGTAATTAAAAGAACTAAATTAAAAGACTGCCATTGTTTAGTTATAGATCCGGCAGATATACACATAGGTAAACTAGCAACCGAATATGAATCAG